TATGAATATGAAAGTAATAGAACATAATAAAAACAATTAAGATGCCAGATATAACAATGTGCCAAGGAATAAATTGCGAGTTAGCATCTATATGCTATAGATATAAAGCAGAACCAAGTAAGTTTAGACAATCTTGGTTTATGTATCCTCCTAATAAAGGATTAGAATGTGAATACTTTTGGGAATATAAACCTGATGAAGAATGAAATATATATTAATATTAATGGCTTATGAGTTTTTAAGGTCAAAGATAATTTGGCTATGGTATTATTTAATTAAAAAAGGACAAGGAGAATGAAACCAATACATAAATTAAATGGAGGAATAGGTGCAACACTATGCCATCTATGTAGTGTAATAATAACTACAGGTGCTACTCAAGATTTATATTGTGATAAATGTTTATCCGAAAGAATTAAAACTGATTCTGAATTTAAACAGATAAAAGAAAGAGCAAATAATTTAATGAGATTGAAAAATGGATTTAAAGATAATCAATTTTATGAACAGATGGATAAAGAAGTACATAAAAATAGAAGTGACTTAAATAAATAAACAATAAACAAAAATGTTTATTTTTAATTTAATAATAATTTTATTTAATTATGGAAGATAAAAGAAAATTCAACGGAGGACATACATCTGCTGGTCGTAAATCAAAAGCAGAAGAAGTAAAGTTAATAGAGAAACTTGGTGCATTAGAACCATTAGCATTTATGGCATTAGAAAAAGGATTAGAGAATGGTGACTTTAAATTCACACAATTATTCTATAACTATTATGCAGGTAAGCCAAGAGAAACAAAAGACATTACAGTAACAAATGAGCAGCCTATCTTTAACATCAATTTTGATGACATTTAAGCAACTATTATATGGAGTTTGTATTAACTACTGCAATAAGAAAGTTATCACGTTTAAAGCAACGTATTAAAGTTATTAGAGGAGGTACTTCAGCAGGTAAAACTTTTGGAATACTTCCTTTGTTAATTGATAAAGCAATAAAAGAACCAATGCTTGAAATAAGTGTAGTATCTGAAAGTATACCACATTTACGTAGAGGTGCTTTAAAAGACTTCTTAAAGATTATAATGGCATTAGGCAGGTATAATGATGACCAATTTAATAAGTCTACTTTAAAATACACGTTTGCTAATGGTAGTTATATTGAATTCTTTTCTGTAGACCAACCAGACAAGTTAAGAGGTGCAAGAAGAAACATATTATACGTTAACGAATGTAACAATATAGATTTTGAAAGCTATTACCAAATGGCAATTAGAACATCTGGTGATATATGGTTAGATTATAATCCTGCTTCTACATTTTGGGTAGACAAAGAAATACTAACACAAGATAACATAGACTTTATTACGTTAACGTATTTAGATAATGAAGCATTAAGTGAAACTATTATAAAAGAAATAGAATCAGCAAAAGTAAAAGCATTAACATCTACGTACTGGGCTAATTGGTGGCAAGTATATGGACTTGGACAAACAGGTAGTTTAGAAGGTGTATGTATAACTGATTGGAATGAAATAGATTTACCAACAGATGCAAGAGTATTATGTTATGGAATGGACTTTGGTTATTCAAATGACCCTACTTCTTTAGTTGCAATGTATAAATACAATGATGCTTATATATTTGATGAGATAATTTATAAGAAAGGATTATTGAATAGTGAAATATCAAATCTATTAAAAGCAAATGAAGTAAATGATATTGTTTATGCTGATAGTGCAGAACCAAAATCAATAGCTGAATTAAATAGTTATGGACATAATGTGTTACCTGTATCAAAAGGAAAAGATAGTATTGTATATGGCATTAATTTAATCAATCAAAACAAGATATATATTACATCAAGAAGTAAGAATCTAATAAACGAATTAAGAAATTACATTTGGTTAACAGATAAAACAGGAGTTAAAATGAATAAACCAATAGATGCTTATAATCACGCAATAGATGCTATGCGATATGCAGCAACATCACATTTAGAGAATCCTAATAAAGGAAGTTACTTTATATACTAATGACATACGGAGAAATAATTGCAACAATACAATGTTATATACATCACATAAAAAATATAGAAGTGGTTATTAATTTGCCTCGTAATATAGGTGAGATTAAAAAGATGCAAGAGATGTATAAAATAGCAAGTGCTTATTTGAAAAGTTAAATAAAAGTTAAATGTATTGTATTTAAAACAAAATGAATATATTTGTACATAATATAAAACAAACACTATGAAACAATATGAAGTTAAAGGTTGGTACAGGTATGCTGACAACGAAAAAGATTATGAGTATGCTGAAATAATAGCAGCAAATGAACAAATGGTTATTACAATATTCAAAGATATGTTTAAACAGAACTTCTTTGCAATAGATATAAAAGAGATTAGTTAGTGGATTAATTAATAATGGAAATTAGGTGTACAGAAATGTACGCCTTTTTTTTGTTTAATACAATTTACACATTATTTTATTATTATAAAAAACAAATCAAATGAAATTAGAAATAACAATACCAACTAAATTAAGTGAAATAAAACTTTCACAATATCAGGCATTTTTAAAGATAGCTAAAGACAATGAAGATACAGAATTTTTGCATCAGAAGATGGTACAGATATTTTGTGGAATAGATTTAAAAGAAGTAGCACAGATTAAATATAAAGATGTAAATGATATAACTACGTCTATTGGAAATATGTTTAACCAGAATCATTCTTTTATACCTACATTTAAAATGGGTGGAACTGAATTTGGTTTTATTCCTAATTTAGAAGATATGACGTTTGGAGAGTATACCGATTTAGATACGTATATAACCGATTGGGACGAGATACATAAAGCAATGGCAGTATTGTATAGGCCAATTAAAAAGAAAGGCTTAAATGGAACGTATGAGATTGAAGATTATAATGGAACTATAACGTATGCTGAAGTAATGAAGTTTGCACCATTAGATGTTTGTTTAGGTGCTACTGTTTTTTTTTACAGTTTAGGCAACGAATTATTGAAAGCTACGATAGCTTATTTGGAGAAGGACAAGGAGGTACAGAATATTCTGCAACTGCAAACTTCGGACAAAAGTGGGGTTGGTACAGTAGCCTCTATGCTCTTGCTCAAGGAGACATTAACAGATTTGACCAAGTTACAAGATTACCAATTAACCAATGTTTAACATATCTAACATTTGAAAAAGAAAAGAATAAAATAGAAGCAGATTTAATTAAAAGACAAAATAGATGACATCACATTATTACGAAATAACACAAGCAATTAAGAATCAATTAAAGGAAGATTTATTTGTAAACACAGTTACTATAGGAGATATATTTAAAGTTGATTTAAACAAGCAAACTATATTTCCTTTAAGCCATATTATAATTAATTCAGCAACGTATTTAGGTTCAACTTGGAATTACAATGTATCTATATTATGTATGGATATTGTGGATGAAAGTAAATCATTAACAACTGATATATTTTTAGGAAATGATAATGAACAGGATGTATTAAATACGCAACTAATGGTAGTTAATAGATTCTTGGAAGTATTAAGTAGAGGTGATTTGTCAAATGATTATGAATTAATAAATACACCATCTGTAGAATTTTTTACAGAAAGATTTGAGAATAAATTAGCAGGAGTAACTGTTACTTTTGATATGGTAATTCAAAACCAAATGAGCAAATGTTAGAAGTTGAAAAGACAATTAAACGCTTTAGAGATTATGTAATACAACAATCACGAAGTAATTTAAGTAAGTCAGGACACAATAATACAAAAGGATTATACAATAGTATAAAAGGAGAAGTAGTAACTGAAAACGGTTTTACTATTGTTGGTTTTTCAATGGATGATTATGGAATGTTTGTTGATAAAGGTGTTAAAGGTTCAGACCCATCACAGGTATCTAAAAATGCAAAGATAAAAGGACAACAAGCTCCAAATAGTCCTTACAGTTTTAAAACTAAAAGACCACCATCAAAACATTTAGAATTATGGGCAAAGCAAAAGAACTTTAGATTAAGAGATAAAAAAGGAAAGTTTGCAGAAGGTAGTTATAAAACAATAGGAATTATTTTAGCTAAAAACATTTGGGCAAGAGGAATTAAACCAAGTTTATTTTTCACTAAACCATTTGAAGCAGGATATAAAAAATATATAGATATAGATTTATTAAAAGCATTTGGACAAGATGTTGAAACAATGGTAGATTATAATTTAAAAGATATAAAATGAATATAGTAAAAATTTATAAAGGAGAAGATACAATTCCTACGTTTATAATAGAGTCACAAAATATAATAGATTCATCTGCATATACAAATTTATGGGATTGCAAAGAAGAAATATATTTAGATGAAGAATTGATTGATACAATATACCATACAATATGAA